TGGACAAGACACATATGTAACAATGATTACTGCTCTTGTCGAAGGACGTAGAGATTGCGTAGGATTTGTTTCACCGTATCGTTCTGCGTCAGTTGGTGTTGCATTATCATCTACTGCAACAGAAAATGTTAAAACTGCATTTGATTTATGTCCATCATCATCTTACATGGTATTCGATAGTGGTTACAAATATATGTACGATAAGTACAATGATGTATATCGTTATGTACCAATGAATGGTGATACTGCTGGTCTTTGTGCATACACAGATAACGTAGCAGATACATGGTTCTCACCTGCTGGATATAATAGAGGTAATGTTAGAGGTGCAATTAAACTTTCTTACAACCCAACAAAAGCAGAAAGAGATATTCTGTATCGTGCAAGAGTTAACCCAGTTGTTAACTTCCCAGGCCAAGGTGTTGTGTTGTTTGGAGATAAAACTGCATTAAGTAAACCAAGTGCATTTGATAGAATTAACGTAAGAAGATTATTCTTAGTTCTAGAAAAAGCAATATCAACTGCTGCTAAATTCCAACTCTTTGAATTCAATGATGAGTTTACAAGGGCAGGATTTAGAAATCTAATAGAACCTTTCCTAAGAGATGTTCAAGGTCGTAGAGGTATATCAGATTTCTCAGTTAAATGTGACGCAAGTAACAATACTGGAGAGGTTATAGATAGAAACGAATTTGTTGCAGATATCTTTGTGAAACCTGCTCGTTCAATTAACTTTATATCACTAAATTTTGTTGCCACACGAACTGGGGTAGCATTTAGTGAGGTGGGAGGTTAGATATGGCTAATATAGATGACTTCAAAGCAAATCTGATTGGTGGCGGTGCTCGAGCCAATCAGTTCAGAGTAACAATAACTCCACCACCTGGCATTGCAATAGGACTTGATGTAAGACGTACATCATTTCTTGCAACTGCCGCTCAATTACCAGCATTTACACTTGGTGAAGTTGCAGTTCCATTTAGAGGAAGAAATATCTATGTGGCAGGTGATAGACCAGAATTTGCAGAGTGGACTACAACTTTCCTTAACGATTCAGACTTTATGATTCGTAATGCAATGGAAAGATGGAACAATGGTATTAATGACCTCGCAGATAATACTGGTGTAATTAATGCTGCTGATTATCAAACTGATTTGTTTGTAGAACAATTAGATAGAGATAGTGCAGTATTAAAAAGTTACATTTTTAAAAGTGCGTATCCAAGAGATATTTCAGCTATTGATTTAAATGCTGAAACAGTAAATGCAATTGAAACTTTTGAATGTACTTGGAGATATCAACACTTTGAAGCTTCAGGTGTGAATTTTTAACCTACTAAATATAATCATACAGTAGGGAGATATTATAGTATGGCAGAACTTTTTGGATTTCGATTCAATCGAATAAAGAACGATAAGGGGAGTGAGAGATTCACTCCCCCACCTATGGATGACGGCAGTATAGAAGTTGCTGGTGGTGGGTTCTTTAGTCAAATTTTAGATACAGACGGTAGAGAAAGAACTGAACTAGACCTAATCAGAAGATATCGTGATATTGCACAACAAGCAGAAGTAGATAGTGCAATTGAAGATATCATCAATGAGGGTATAGTTTCAAATGAACGAGCTCAAGCTGTTGAAATTGTATTAGACCAATTACCTTATCCAAACAAAATCAAAAAAAGAATGGTAGAGGAATTTGATAACGTATTAAGGTTATTAGATTTTGATACCAAAGGACACGATATATTTCGTAGATGGTATGTTGACGGAAGACTTTTTTATCACAAAGTTATAGATAAAAAAAATCCAAAGAGGGGGGTTGTAGAATTACGTTACATTGACCCTAGAAAGATACGAAAAGTCAAAGAGATTTCAAAAGAAAATAAAGATGGAAGTAGTGTTGAGTTAATCAAAAAGGTTAATGACTACTACATGTATAATGACAAAGGTTTACAAGCTGGTGGGCCTGGTACACAAGAGGGTATCAAGATTGCTCCAGATAGTATTGTATATTGTCCATCTGGATTGATTGACCAAAATAAAGGTCATGTACTTTCATACCTACACAAAGCAATCAAACCAGTTAATCAGTTAAGAATGATAGAGGACTCTATTGTTATCTATCGTATATCGAGAGCTCCAGAAAGAAGAATATTCTACATTGACGTTGGTAATCTACCAAAAATAAAAGCAGAACAATATCTGAAAGATGTTATGAATCGTTATCGTAACAAATTAGTGTATGATGCATCTACTGGTGAAATCAGAGATGACCGTAACCATATGTCAATGTTAGAAGATTTTTGGCTACCAAGACGTGAAGGTGGTAGAGGAACAGAGATTTCCACATTGCCTGGCGGTTCTAATCTTGGTGAAATAGAAGATATTAAATATTTCCAAAACAAACTGTATAGGTCTTTGAATGTTCCTATCTCAAGAATGGAAGCAGAAAACAATTTCAGTCTTGGTAGGTCTACAGAGATTACAAGAGATGAATTGAAGTTTACTAAGTTTGTACAAAGACTTCGTAAAAGATTTACACCTCTATTTACAGATTTACTTAAAACAAACCTAGTTCTAAAAGGTGTTATCACCATAGAGGACTGGGAAAATATGGTGCAACTTATTCAGTATGACTTCCTACAAGATGGTCATTTCGCAGAACTAAAAAGAGCTGAGATGATGGAAAGTCAAATGACTGCACTACAAGGAATAGAAAGTTATATCGGTACATTCTTTAGTAAACAATGGGTACAAAGAAATGTATTGAACATGACTGATATGGAAATTGGCGAAATGCAAGACCAAATTAACAAAGAAGCTGGAATGGACACAGATGACGGAGGTGTCGAAGTTCCAGATAACACAGATGGTATTACAAGATACCCACAGGTTGATGGTGCTCCAATACCACCAGATGAAATAGATGGTTCTAATGGAAACTATGACCCAAATGCAAATGGAGATGATAATGAGTAGTAAAGAATTTGTAGACGCACTATCTAATGGTAGCAATCTAGAAGCAGAAGATGCTTTTAAGAGTGCAATGTCACAGAAAATTGGTGATGCGTTAGAAAATAAAAGAAAAGAAATATCAAAAGCTTATGCACAAACTGTGCCTGCAACGGAAGAAAGTAATGACTAAGAAGTTTGATGAATTTTATTCACCAGTCATAGAGAAAGATGAGCATAAGAAATCTAAGGGGTATAAGAAATTATCTCCTAAGATGAAGAATGCTGTAGACGACATTTTTAAAAAAATGGACTCTAAACCTTCAGATTTCCTAAATACTTTTGATAAAACTATAACAGCAATTTCAAAAAGGTATAGAGTTCGAGAAAAAGAACTTATATCTTATTTTGAAAAAGAAATGTTGGCAATTTAAGAGGAGTTAGTAATGGCTATTGTTGCAAGAATATTAAGAGACACCGTAGTAAATGCTGCTGGTGCTGGTGGAACAGTAACAGTTAAAGTTGATATCGAAGATGATGCTGCTGCAAATGGTGCTATCTTAGATGCAAGTGGATTAGATGGTCATGCAAACGGAGCTAAATTACATATCAGTAGACTTTGGTGGGCATTAACTCAAGGAAGTGCTGATGACGATACTGGACATGTTGAAATTCAAGAAGTATCTTCTGGAACTGATATTGTTCAGATTAGACTTGCTGGAACTGGACACTATGATGGTTCTGCTGGATTGATTAAGGGAACTGCTGCTAACACAACAGCAACTTCTGGTGACCATGAAATAACTACTTTCGGTACATCTGGATTTGTTATAATTGAATTCAAAAAAGACGAAAATTACACATCATAGAGAGAAATTATGAATAAAGTAAAACTAATATCAGAATCAATCGCACAAGATGTAGAATACATCACAGAAGAAAAAGATAACGGCAAAAAGAATTACAAGATTAAAGGTATCTTTATGCAAGCTGGAATTAAGAATAAGAATGGTCGTGTATATCCAGAAGAAATACTTCAAAAAGAAGTTGCAAGATACAACAAAGAATTTATCAATGAGAATAGAGCATACGGTGAGTTAGGACACCCAGAAGGTCCTACAATCAACCTAGAAAGAGCCTCTCACATGATTACTGCATTATATCCAGATGGAAAAAACTTTATAGGTGAAGCAAAGATATTATCTACACCTATGGGTGAAATTGTAAAAACCCTTATGGATGAAGGTGCTAAACTCGGTGTTTCTTCAAGAGGAATGGGGAGTTTAGAAACTAAAAAGGATGGCGCTAGTTATGTAAGAGATGATTTTTATCTTGCAACTGCTGCTGATATTGTCTCAGACCCATCTGCTCCAAGTGCTTTTGTAGAAGGTATTATGGAAGGAAAGGAGTGGGTATGGAATCATGGGGCGTTAATGGAAGCCGAATTAGTTGGTATGAAAGAAAGAATCAACGCTAGAGTTCGGAAGAAAAAGACATTGGAAGAATCTTTGGAATTTGCAAAGTTTTTGAAAATGTTATGATGTATAAATAAATGTTAATATAACCGAATTATATTTTTAAAAACAATAGATTCAATTAGGAGATATCCGATGGCAAATGAAATCGAAAAAACTATTGAAGAATTAGAGGCAGAAGTCCTTAGTGAGTTAGAAGAAGCCAATGGTGCTGATGCTCCTAAGAAAGGTGCTGCTAAAGCAGAACCTTCGTTAAAAGCTTCTGACGCTTCAAAAGACACACCTGGCGGAGAAGTACAAGATATGGGACCTGCCGTAACATCACCTACAGATAAATCTGGACCCGGCACACAAGCTGGTAAAAAAGCAAAAGAAGCGTCTGGTGATGCTGCTCAGAAAAAAGAAATGCCTGCTGACACTATGGACAAACCAAATGATGGTGAAAAGAAAGTTGCAAAACCTATCGCTGCTGGTGACCAAGTAGAAATGTCAGATGACCAAGAAGTAATTGCTGAAAAAGAAGAAATCAAAGAAATGGATAAGATGGAAATGATTAAGGCAATGAAAGACATGGAAACAGAAATGAAAGATATGCCTGTTGAAATGGTCAAAGCTACATATGACAAAATGAAAGAAATGATGTCTAAAGATAAAGATATGTCTGCTGAAGAAAAAGAAAAAGAAGCATTAAAGAGAGAAGCAGTTGAACAAAGAATTAAAGAAATAAATGTTCAAGAACATGTTGACGCTTTAATGAGTGGAGAAGGTGACTTATCAGAAGACTTTAAGAAAAAAGCTGCAACAGTTTTTGAATCAGCAGTTAAATCTAAAGTTCGTGACGAAGTTACAAGACTACAAGAAAATTACGAAAACGAAATAGTAGAAGGTATTAAATCTAACAAATCTGAATTAACAGAGAAAGTAGATACATACATGAACTATGTTGTTGAAGAATGGATGAAGGAAAATGAACTTGCAGTAGAAAGAGGTCTTAAAGGTGAAATCGCTGAAGACTTTATTGCTGGTTTAAAACAATTGTTTGAAGACCATTATGTTGACATCCCTGATGAAAAATATGATGTACTACAAGCACAATCCGACAAAATCGCTGAGTTAGAGGAGAAGGTTAATAAATCAATTGAGGAATCAATCGACTTTAAAAAATCTAATGACACTTTGACTCGTGACAAAGTTATATCAGAGGTTTCTTCTGATTTAGCTGATACAGAAATTGAAAAGTTTAAAGGACTTACAGAGGATATTGACTTCGGTAACGAAGAAGATTTCAGAAGTAAACTTGATACTTTAAAAGAAAGTTATTTCCCTAGAACTATTAAGGAAACAACTTCGGATATAGATAATGTAGAAACTGGCCCTGCACAGGACATTGACATTACAGATTCAATGGCTGCATACAGTAAAGCAATTGGAACTGCTGTCAAGGGTGCAACTAAGTAAATATATAAATAGTAGAAATTAAAGGAGAAAACTAAAATGTTTCAAACAGAAAATCTACAAGAAAAGTGGTCGCCGGTCCTTGCACATCCTGATTTACCAAAAATTGATGATGCATATAAAAGGGCAGTAACTACTGTAATTCTTGAAAACCAAGAAAAAGCAATTAAAGAAGACAGAAACTTTCTTTCAGAAGCAGCACCAACAAACTCAACAGGTGCTGATGTTGAAAACTGGGACCCAATCTTAATTTCTTTAGTTAGACGCTCAATGCCTAACTTAATCGCATATGATGTATGTGGTGTACAACCAATGACAGGTCCTACAGGACTTATCTTTGCAATGAGAGCAAGATTTGCTTCACAAGATGGTGCTGAGGCACTTGGTGATGAAGCTGATTCTGGTTTCAGTAATGATGACGCTGCTGGTGATTTAACATCATCTGCAATGACAGGTACAAACCCATCTGCATTAAACGACAGTCCATCTGCT